TATGGTAGAAGGATTACACCTTCAATACCATAGGTCAGAGACACCTCAGTGTCGGATCTCTGGCTAATTCCCTTGACCCTTACCCGCTACGGTCCGTTGTAGTCGGTCAAGGAATTAGTAACTGGTATGGCGGAACCATACTAGACTCGATTAATAAAATAATTATGCCACAATTTTTAACAAACTCTACTACTAATAGTGTAGTATATAGTCCTGGTACTTGGACTACAAAAATACTTGGTAAAACTCAAGAAGTAGCTTCAAGTACAACTGAAGTATCCATTCCAGAATTTAAGATAGCTTTAGGTAAGTATGAAAGGATGCTTATCAAATATCGTATTCATTGGGATCAAAACACAACTGGTAGAGCTAAATTTAAATTAGATACACCTACTGTAACTGATGCTAAATCATCATGGACTGGAGTAGAAGCTGATAATACACTAATAGCAACTATATCTGCTGGTGCAGATCCTACTTATACACATGATGTAGCTGGTACGTCTGGTTATTTAGAATTAGAAGTATTAGTAGAAAATGATGCAACTGCTGGTGATATTAATTTCCAGTTTGCACAAGCTGTTTCAAATGCAAATGCTACAAAAGTTTTACGTGGTTCCTACGTTGAATACAGGAGGTTCTAATAATGCCATTATATACAAACACAGAAAGAGGTACCGTACGTTACGGTTCTCATAATTGGGAAACAAAAATTTTAGAAAATGATCTTGCTGTCGGCAACGTTGCATTAGCTCAAACCACTGGTCTCATTGATGCACTTAGTATACCTCTTGGTGCGTATGAAAGAGTTCTTGGTACAATAAAACTTTTTTATTCATCATCTGATGCAAATGAGTTTAGAGTATCATTTAATAATGTAGATTCTGATAATCAGTATATTGCCACTATAATAAGATTCAGTGTTGTTGGTATTCTAAAGGCTACTACTGATGAAGCAATACTTTTAGAATCAAATGCTGATACTCATGGTATAGGGACCACTGTAGTTAGTTCAACCAATGGACATGGTCTTGAAGCTAGATTAGATTCTGGTAATGATAGTGATCCTTTAACTGCAACTGTAAACTTTACAGCCATAGGTAATGCAGCAAAATCAGGTACACTTAATTTTCAAGCATCTGGTCTTGCTGGTAATCCTTCTTTACTTGCAGGTTCATATATAACTTATAAGAAGTTCTAAACAAACTCAGATAAGGAGCACCTCAGAGTCGGACTCCTTTTCTTTTGGCTTTTGGCCCTGTACGCAGGATACCCTTTAGCCGTCTAGACGGTGGGATAGACCACAACAAAATGATCAAAAAAATTTACGTGCGTAAGAAAGTAAACAAATACATTAATTAAAAGATAATGGCTAATGCCACACAATCGGTATTAGGTTCAGTTAATAAACTGGTATCTGATACCTCTGGTTCACAGGCTTATGATAGTAAGTATGGAACCTACCTTAAGCTGTTCTCAGGAGAGCTATTTAAAGCTTATGAGTCAGCAACAATTGCAAGAGATACAGTACAAAGACGTTCACTAAAGAACGGTAAGAGTTTACAGTTCATCTTTACGGGTCGTATGCAGGCTGCATATCATACCCCAGGAACACCTATACTTGGTTCAGGTGATCCTCCAGTAGCTGAGAAGACCATCACTTGTGATGACCTACTTATCAGTTCAGCTTTCATCTATGACCTAGACGAAACACTTGCTCATTACTCGCTTAGAGGAGAAATAAGTAAGAAGATCGGTCATGCTCTAGCTGAGTCTTATGATAAGAAGATCTTCAGAGCTATTGCAAAGTCAGCTAGACTAGCTTCTCCTATTACTGCATCTCCTGGCCCTGAGCCTGGTGGTTCTCAGATCAAACTTGGATCTGGTAAAGAGTATGATGCACAAGCACTAGTTGATGCTTTCTTTGAGGCAGCTTCTATTCTTGACGAGAAGAACATGCCTAAAGCTGGTAGAACAGCTGTGCTATCTCCAAGACAATACTATGCTCTAGTTTCTCAGGTATCTACTAACATCCTTAATAGGGATTATGGTAATAGTTCTGGTAATCTAACATCTGGTGAAGGTCTATATGAGATTGCTGGTATTCAGATCAGACGTTCTAACAACCTACCTTTCTTAGCTGGTACAGTAAACGAAGAGGCTGGTTCTAATAGTTCTGCTGGTGTAGGAAACGATACATTTGATACAGATAATGACTTCACTAACCACTGTGGTTTAATCTACTATAAAGATGCTGCTGGTGTTGTTGAAGCTATTGGTCCTCAAGTTCAAGTAACTTCAGGTGATGTTTCAGTTCTTTACCAAGGTGATGTTATCGTTGGACGTTTAGCAATGGGCGTTGGTACACTTAATCCTGCTGCTGCGATTGAATTGTTAAACAATTAAGAGGTATAAACTATGTCTCTTAAACCAGGAACAAACTACACAGTTACAAAACATACTGCTGTAGGTGGAGTAACATCAGTAACAAAAGATCCGTTTTCTCCTACTCAAATTGGTAGAACACATATATCATCTCAAACTTTTACAGTACCTACAGCTGATATACATAACGATGATTATTCTATACAAGGTGGTCATGGTTTATCTACTGGAGATACAATAGTATATTGGAGTGAAGGCGGTGATTCTCCCCGTAGACAAGCTAATACTATGGATCCAAATACTGATGAAGTTGATACAGTAGGTAATATACTATATGATGCAACACCACATAAGATGGAAACTGGTGATAAGTTTGCATACTATAATGGTGGTGGTGCTAGTATAGGTAATCTTACTAGTGGTGATACACCCTATTATGCTATTAAAGTTGATGATACTAAAATTCAAGTAGCTGATACTTTGAGTGATGCACTAGCTGGTAATGCAAGAAATTTAACTTCACAAGGAAATAATGCTCAATCTCTTTGTAGATATTTACAAGATGGGGAATATTTTTATGTTAGAAAAAAAACTGCTGATCAGTTCTATTTACATGATACTAAAGAAGATGCATTAGCAGGTACAAATACAATTACCCTGTCTGATACTCTAAAAGGTAATAATAGCCAAACCTTTTCTACACCAGTAGGTAGGTTATCTCCTAAAGTAGATTAAAATACATATTTTATATAATAAATAATTATGGCAGTTTCAGTTGCTAAAGGAAATAATGGTGTCTGCACAACAGATGCTGAAAGAATTTCCGTTTCAAAAACCAGTGGAGGCTCTGCAGACTCTGCTGTTAAATCCGTTACACAAGATCTCAGACTTGCATATCCTGCAGTTGAGTGTAATATAACAAACGTATAAACACATAGGGAGGCTTCGGTCTCCCTTCTTAAATAATAATCCTTATGGCTACCACGACAATTGATAACGAGACAGAACTCTCCGCAGTAAATTCAATACTGGGAGCTATAGGACAGTCTCCTGTAACCAGTATAACTGGTAATGCTAATCCAGAAATATCTTTCATATATAACTTACTAAGAGATTCTAATGTTGATGTACAGAATGAAGGCTGGCACTTCAACACAGAACACCATGTAGAATATACACCTGATGCTGTTACTAATAAGATAGCTATTGGTAATAATGTATTAAAGATAGATGTTACAGATGGATGGGCAAGAAGAGAATATGATGTAGTAAATAGAAATGGATTCCTATATGATAAATATGATCATACAGATGACTGGTCTGATGTTACTACGATAGATTTAGATGTAGTTACTCTATATGAATTTGAAAATATACCATCCGTATTCCAACGATACATCACCTACAGAGCGTCTAGAATGGCCGCTACACAGCTTGTAGCTAACCCTCAACTAGTTCAGCTATTAGCTCAACAAGAGGGACTCTCAAGGGCTGCTTGTATGGAGTATGAATGTAACCAAGGTAATCATAGTATGTTTGGTTTTGAAGATGATACAGTATATCAAACATATCAACCACATAGAAATCTAAGAAGATAATGGCAGGAATTACACAAGTTATACCTACTTATGTAGGAGGTATGTCAGAACAACCTGATCATATTAAGAGTCCTGGTCAAGTAAATAATATAGTTAACGGTATACCTGATGTAACTTATGGGTTATTTAAAAGACCTGGAAGTAAGAGAGTAGGTACTAATCCATTAGCTAATGTACAAAGTGGAGGATCTTGGTTTCACTATTATAGAGATGAAACAGAAGGATCATATATTGGACAAGTAGCAGCTGATGGTAAGATTAGAGTATGGGACTGTGATGATGGCAGTGAGAAAACTGTATGGTATGGTACAGATAATACTGCATATGATGCATCTAATAGTGATCATGTAGCTATAACTTCTTATTTAACAGCAAGTGCAGGTACAGAAGATATACAAGCATTAACTATTAACGATACTACCTTCTTTAATAATAGAAGTAAGGTAGTGACTACTACAGGTACTACTGATACTAGAGCTATTAGTACTGGTAAACAAGAGAACCAAGCGTATATAGAATTAAGAAGAACAGAAAACGGTAGACAATATAGTTTTAATGTATCAAGACCTAATCAAACTGAAACTGTTTCTCTTAAAAGAGCTACTCGAATAAAGATTAAAAGTGATACATTAGATGAGGGAGCAGATACAGGTTCATGTCCTGGTATAGGTACACAAGTATTTACTACGTCTAATGGAGGTAGTGAAACATTAACATTAAATAACGCTGTTAAATTTAACAATGATCATGCTTACGATCAGTTAACAAACTCACATCATTCTAGTTCTGAAGAGTATTGGTTACAAACTACTTCTCGACATGGTGGTGATTTAAATTCAACTATTAATGAAACTAATTATTTTAAATTAAAAAATATATTAACAGGTGAAACTTTAATCTCTGAACAAGTTACTGGTACAGAAAATAATGGTGAAGTTACTAGTATTTATGATGATGTAGTTACAGCATTAAAGAATGCTAATACAGCTCATGTTATACCAGAATATACAGCTAATGGTTCTCCTGCTTATACAGCATCAGGTTATACAACTAAAAAATATTCTGAATTACCTTTTCATATTGAACATACACCTGGTTCACCAATAATAACATTAGCTTATAAACTTGCTGGAGAAGTAAATTTTGGAAAATGGCAGTTAACTAGATGTAATGCTCCTACTGGAACTTTAAATGATAATGTACATGTAAATAGTGAATCAGATCCTGACTGGAATCAAAATGGTAGAGATAGACCTTATCAAGGTTTAGTAGAATCTACTGATGGTTCTTATGATGGTGTACGTTCAGTACTAGTTTCAACAGGTGGTACTGCTACTGATTTAATATTTCGTTTAACTACATTAGGTCAAGTAAGTACAGTAGAAAATAAAAATGATCAGTTCCAATGTACATATAATAGAGATATTGATTTATTACATGGTGGTCAAGGTTGGTCTGTAGGAGATACAGTAACTGTTACATTAGATCAAGCTAAAGGTGGAGGAGGCTCAGGTGGAAGTGATACAACTAAAGCTCAGTATACTGTGGAAGTATTGGAAGTAGAAACAGCTAATTTTATAGCTGATGTTAAGCTGGCTAGACCTACACCTACACCGTTTGACTCTGATACTGCTATAACTGCTGATACTATATTAGGTGGTATGCAGGGTGAACTAACTGGTATTAATGTAAACGATGCTGATAATTTAAATCCTAAACCATTAAATGTACAAATAATAGGTAATGGTCTATTTTTCTCTTGTGATAATCCATTCAATATAGAAATAGGAGAACTAGATTTAATGAGAGTCATTCAGAAGACTACTAATGATGTAACTGAATTACCTAATCAATGTAAGGATGGTTATATTGTTAGAGTAGCTAACGCTAGAATGTCTGATGAAGATGATTACTACCTAAAGTTTACTGCAGATAATGGTGAGGGGGCTGGTGCATGGAGCGAGTGTGCTGCACCTGGTATAGTAAAGAGCTTTAATGCTGCTACTATGCCTCATGTATTGCAACGGCAATCAGATGGTGATTTCCTTATTAAACAATTTACTTGGGGAGATAGAGAAGTAGGAGATAATACTACTAATCCTATACCTTCATTTGCTGATGGTTCATCAAAGATTAGTAAGGTATTATTCTTTCGTAATAGAATAGCTGTATTATCTGGAGAGAATGTTGTCTTATGTAAACCTGGTACGTTAGCTTCCCCTGACTTCTGGGCTGAGACTGCATTAACTACAAGTTCTGTAGATCCTATAGATATAGCTTGTAGTTCTACATTCCCTTCTGATTTATTTGATGGTATAGAGATTAATACTGGTTTACTTGTATTTAGTAGTAATCAACAATTCTTATTAAGTTCTGATGATACTGTATTAAATCCTGATACAGCTAAATTAAGAAGTATATCAACTTATAATTATAATGTAAATATACCTCCTATATCATTAGGTACTACTGTAGGGTATATTGATAACTCTGGTAAGTATAGTAGATTGAATCAGTTAAGTAATATTACAAGAGAAGGTGAGCCTAATGTAGCAGAAGTATCAAAGATTGTACCTAGTTTACTATCTAAAGATATAGATATCATTACTAATTCAAGAGAAAATCAAATCATCTTATTAGGTAAGACTGATACTGATACAATATATGGATTAAAGTATTTCAATACTGGAGAAAAACAAGTACAGACAGCATGGTTTAAGTGGAAATTAAATAATAAATTATTATATCATTTCATTATTGATGATGTTTATTATTATTTAGATGAGGATCATTTCTTACAGAAAATATTTTTAGTACAATCTAATACAGATCTAAGTATTAATAAAGATAGCATTAATTATCAAATACATTTAGATAACTATGTAACTGGTGTTACTGGTGGTGTACTAGATCTTAATACTAATGAAACAATACTTACTGATGTAGATTGGATTAGTGAAGTAACAACACCTAACGGTTCTTTAGTTATTATGGATGGTACTGGTAGGTATGCTAAATGTACAGTTAATGGTGATGATATTATTATACCTGGAGATTGGACTACTACACCTACTTCTTTTGAGAATAGTATTAATGGTTATATTTTAGGTTATCTATATGATTATCAAGTAGACTTACCTACACTATACGTTAGTACTACCAAAGGTGAAGTAACTAGAACTGATGTTAATGCTTCACTTACATTACATAGACTTAACTTTAACTTTGGTAAGATAGGATCTTATGCAACTACATTAACTAGATTAGGTAAAGATCCCTATACTGAGATCTATGAATCAACAGATACTAACCTATATGAAGCTAGTGATGTACCATACTTAGAAGAAGAAGTCAGAACTATACCAGTATATGAAAGAAATAAGAATGTTGATATATCATTAAAATCAACTAATCCTACACCTGCTACATTACATTCAATGAGCTGGGAAGGAGATTATACCACCAAATATTATAAACGTGTCTAGATACATTCACCCGATAACATTTGAGGCTGCCATAGAGGTGGCCTCTAATTTACGTCCAGAAGACCGTAGAGAGGTTGAAGAGGGCCATGGGATAGATCCTATGGTATATGCCCATTTAGTCGCTCAGGAGCGATCCTGTGTACACTTCACAGTGCCTAACGGCAAGACTGCCGGAATGGCTGGAGTTGGACCTGCAGGAGAGATCTGGATGTTATGTACACCTGCTATTCATGATTACCCTATTACATTTGCTAGAGAAGCTAAACGATTCATTGAAGGTCGTACTGAACCGTTACTCTGGAATGTAGTAGATTGTCGTAATACAGTACATTTAAAACTACTTAAATTCTTAGGGTTCAAGTTTTTAAGAAAGATTAAGTTTGGACCCAATCAATTATCCTTTATCGAGTTTTGCCGTGTGTGCAGATCCTAATGCTGGAGCAAGAGCTGCAGCCAGAGAAAAACAAAAAGAACGTGTCTACCAATTTAAAGCTGATGGTATCCAATGGTATAATAAAGAAGCTACCTGGGATAAAAACAGAAAGTTTATAACTGGTATGGGTTATTCTAGAGATTACTCTGATATTATGAGTGCTCTAGATACTGCTAGAGGTAAATCCTTAGCTATGAAAGAAGCTATAGCTATGGATTATTTTAGTAAAAAATATGTTGACGAAGGTACTGGTTCTAGAACTGCTGGAAGAGCAAATAGAATGGCTAAGTATTGGGCTAAACAGTCTGATTTAGATGCTAAACTATATGACTTATATGGAGCTGAAGAAACAAGAGCTTTAGTTGGTCTTAATAGAATGACTACATCTAGACTTGAAAAGAATGATGCCAATAAAGGATTACCTCCTCAATTCGGACCTCCTACAGCTATGCCTAAGAGAGATACATTAGGTATGTTTATGAATGCAGCTAGTTTTGCTTTACAAGTGTTTTCAGCAGTCAAAGGAAGTGATATAAAACTAAAAGAAAATGTTGAACAAGTAGATACTTCTCCTGATGGTTATAAGATATATGAATTTAACTATAAAGGTAATGATACCCGTTACCGTGGTGCTATGGCACAAGATGTAGTCAAGAAGAATCCTATGGCTGTTGGTATACGTGATAACTATCTAACTGTTGACTATAGTAAAATTGATGTAGACATGGAGGTTGTATACTAATGAATGAATTATATAATACTAGTAAGACTAACTGGTTAGAACTAGAAGCTGATCCAGCTAAGACAACTAATGCTGCTATAGAAGAACATCAGAAAATAATGGCTCAACACTTTGAAAGAGCCATTGCTGAAGCTAGAAGGATGGAAGATGTTAGATATAAAAATATAAATAGATTAGGTGAGCTTATTGGTAAAGGTATAAAAACAGCTAAAGATATTCAAGAATGGAAGGATAAAGAGAGTATAATAGATGCTGAACAAAAGGAAATAGATAGTACTCCTGAACAAGTAAAACCTGAAGAAGGTGATACAAAACCTAAAGAAGATAAAGAAGATAAAGAAAAAAAACAAGAAGATGCTATAAATAAAGAAAAAGCACAACTCGATCAGTTCAGAAATACTGAAGTTCTAGCTTCTGAGAAGGGTGATCCTGATGCATTTAATGATCAAGACACAATTGATATTTTAAAAGATACTAATGTTGACAAAATAAAAAGAACTTGGGGTGATGCTTCACTATATTTTGATCAGAACTACCATACTTTCATGCGTGAAGCAGAAAATAAAGCTGTTCAACTAGAAGGTCATCCATTAAATGAAGCTGAAGGATCTGAGGGTGCATGGACAATAAGACAAGCTGAAGCATTAGGAGGACCATTAGGTAGGAAAATAGCATATGATCTAAGAAGGTTCTATAAAAAAGCTTTCTTATCGACTCCGGCAATGAAAGGTCTACCTAAGCGTTTATATCGTAAAATTGTAAGTAGAATGGTGGAGTATGATAAAGCAGATAGAGCTTCTAAAGTAGCTGCTTTAAAACAAGCTTCAGTAGAGAGACATATAGAAAATAGACGAAATGATTTAAACGCCTGCCTAACTGATTCAAGTATAGAATGTATAGTTGGAACTAAAGATAATCCTAACTCTGGTCATGTATGGTTAAATCAAGGAAGACCAGATGGTTCTAAAGATAATGCTCAAGGTTGGAAAGTAACTTTAGCAGATCTTGAATACTTAGGATTAAATGGCCATATAAGTTGGCAAAAAATTGAGGCAATTAAACAAGGATTAGTACCTTTAAGAGGAGAGGGTGGTAAAGAAGTTTATCTAAACCAAGTGAAGAATTTAGAAGTATATGAAAATAAAATAGGTGATATAGCTGCTAAAGTTAGAGAAAATGAGAATAAAAAATTAGCAGCTAAAAAGAAAACTTTAGTAACATCTACTAACAATGAAGCAGTAGCTAAACTCTTACAAGATAAAGCTGATGGAGTAAAAATAGATAATGAATATATGGATAATGTCTTAACTCAAATGGAAAAGACATTGCAAGATGCAGGTATACCTATTACTAAAGAGGAGTTAAGATCTATTCCAAATTCAATAGATAAATTCAATACTTTTGAAGAAATGTCTGATGAAGATATAACTGAACATATAGATAAGCTTATAAAAAATAATGTATCTATTCCTAACTCAGAAACTATGTTAGTACAGATAGATGATCGAGAGTTATATAAACAGTACACTAAGAAAGTATCAGAACATAAAGAAAGATTAGCATTAGTAACTACTAAGGATGTTAAAGACTTTAACAGTCATCTACTACCTAGTATTAATAAAGTTTTACAAGTAACACAAGCTACTACAGTTAAAACAGTACTAAAAGATAATATTATCAGAAATAGTGAAAAACTATGGAAAGCTAAAGTTTTAGAATATGTAGATAAACATGGGATAGCTGGAGCTAAAAAACTAGCTACTGATGAAATACTGGCAGATATGAAGAATGCTATAGACGAAGGAAGGGATCTCCCTGATGTTTATACAGAGCATGTACCTTATACAATAGATACAAATCTTCAACTTAGAACAAAAGCTACTGAGTCATTTATAAAGATAACACCTAATGCTTTAACAATTAAAGAACCTTGGCCTATAGAAACACCTGAAGTTATTCAACAAGGTAAAGATTATTTAGCTGGTACAGCACCGCCGCCTTTAGAATATATATTAATGAGTAACGAGTATCCTGATCATACATATCATTCTCTTATAGAAACTAGAGTAGGTGTTGATCCTAAAAAAGGTGAAAAAGGTGAAGGTAAAGTATCTGAATCTATAGAATCAGAAGAACTAAATAATCATACTGCTTTTACTGGTAAAGGTGCAACTCCTTCAACAGTTCACAGGGCAATTAACAGTAATGATATCAAGAAAGTATTAACTATAGCTAGAAAGACAGATGATGTTAATAGTCTATTACACGCTAATTTAGACTCAACACTAGCATCTCCATTAGAAAGATTAGGTTTCGATAGACCACTATCTGAATTATCAGTTGATGAAATCAGAGGATTAGTTAACGATGATAGCTTCCACGGTTTCTCTGATTCTAAATTCGGTTTGTTTAGTATACCAGGTAATCAACTTAAAACAATCTTAGAAAGAGAAAATATAGATGGTGATAGATTATTTGATGAAGATCTTCAAAATGAATTAGCAATTCATAATATTAGATATAAAGCTAATCAAGCTAATTCTTTAAGCACTGTACGTCCAGATAATACTAGATTAACTAATATATCTAGAGGAGAACAAGAAGAGTTTCTAAAAATAATGGGTATTTTATCTGGTGATGAAGACTCAGAAAATCTAAAGAATACAGTTGAGTATCAATTCTTAAACTCACCATTCAATCAACTTGACGTATTAATACCTGCAGTACAATCTGAAGTAATTCAGAAAGATCCTTCTAAATCTACTAATATTGATTGGAAAGGAGTTGGCTGGCCTTTTGTTGGTATATATCAAGGTATGAATGAAAGGAATAAGCAACAAGTAAAAGAGATAAGAGAAGAAGGAGAAAGAATCAAAGAAGGTTGGAAGAAAAAAGAAGAAATGTTCCCTACAAAATAACAATTACTAAGGTAATATGGAACCAGAATTAAATATAGATTTGGATCAACTTCAAAAAGACTATCCAGAACTAGACATAGATCAAATAAAACAGGACTTTTTAGATTCTCCTACTGGTGAAGCCCTAACAAGGAAACAAGAAAGAAATGTTATAGGACAGGAAAGAGAGGCAGCTGATCAACAAGAAGCTGCTGAACTAGATGATCCAAGAGAAAAAGAGAAGTGGGGTGCTAAGGCAATTGGAAAAGAACTCTCTAGTATTATACCTGGAGGTCTCCAAGATACTGCTACTTCTATAGCCACCTTTCCTGAGCGTACAGCTGATGCGATCTCAGGTGAAATGCAACGTGAGAAAAAAGAAAAAGGAAGTTATGCACCTGAATGGGATCCATTCGGGTCATACTCCAATCCAATTGTAACTAAAACATGGTGGGGTAATCTTGCTAGAGGTGTAGTTCATTTTGGTTCTATGGCTGCTGCTATTATACCTACTGCTAAAGTAACACTTGGTAGAACAGCATTAGCTACTACTGGTATAGCTGCTAATAGTTTAGTTAGAGCTGCTGGAATTGGTGCAGTATCTGATTTAGTATCTAAAGAATCTGATGGACATAATGCTCTTGGTATGCTAAGAGAAAGATATGGTCTTATGGATACACCTCTTACTACTAAAGATACTGACCATCCTTTATGGATGAAGTTTAAAAATATAGTAGAAGGTATGGGTATTGGTCTTGTATTTGACGGTGCTACTATTCTACTAGGTAAAGGTGGTCGTAAGGTAAGAGATGTTGTAAATAATAGACAGCAAAGTATTGATCTTCAAACTAACAGAAAGGCTATACAAGAAGTAAGACGTAACGAATTTGGATTTAGAGGTAGTAAAAATAAAGTAATTGCTGATTCATGGCAGGCATCTCATACATCTGAAACTGATCCCTTTATTGTTTGGGAGAATCAAAAGAAGATAAGAAAGAACTGGGATGCTGAAGAAGGATCTGCTGGTACTGTTACTACACCAGTGCAAAGAGAACGTATTGCTCGGGAAGCTGACATTAGTGAAGATCTAGTAGAAGAAACCTTACAGAAACTACTAAGTAGTGAAAAGTATCAAAGAGTATTAAGAGATGTAGGTGGTAGTAGAAAGAGATTAGTAGAAGTATTTGGAGATTCTATAGCAGCACATCAACGCATAACACAAGGTAGAAATGCCGCTGACATGTCTGCAGATGAATATTTACAAGAAATATTTGATTCCGCTGATATATTTGATTCAGGTACTCCTGATCAGATTTCTACAATTACCAGTAGAAATGTAGTTGTTACTGATTTAGTAGTAGGTACATTACTTCAACAACTAAGAGACTTAGGTATAGCTGGTAGAGAGATAGCTACTTTTGCTGATTTAACAGATATTGATGGACCAGCAGAACAGATAGTAGATACAATGTTAACTGCTTTAACTGAAGCTAAAAGAGCTAGGATTGTTAAATCACAGAACTTTAGAGAATTAGGAGCTGGTAAACGTAGATATCTAGAAGAAACTCTTTCAGCTGATATGAAAGATACTAGAGAATCCATACAATCTATCTTAAAGATAGCTGGAGATGCTGATAAGAATGGAGAAGGAGATTTATTGATGGCTTTATTTGAAGCATTCTCCTCAATGAAAACTGTTAACTCTATTGATGACTTTGATGCATGGGCTAGGAAAATGATCAAAGGTGGTGAGATTGAAGGTAAACCTCAAACAGGTGCTCTAATAAGAGAACTTCAAGGTATGATGATCCATAGTATCCTCAGTGGCCCTAAAACCGCTGTAAGAGCTATTATGGGTACAAGTACTGCTACATTCCTTAGACCGATGTCACAGACGATTGGAGCAGCCATACGTCTACCATTTACAGGAGATACTGCTACATTAAAAGCTGGATTATCTCAACTACATGCTATGATAGAAGCTGTTCCAGAATCATTTACTTTATTTAAAACTAAATTAAATTCTTATTGGAGTGGTGATCTAGCTACTGTTAAAACAAGATTCGCTGAATATACTAGAGCAGATGATAACTGGGAAGTTCTAAGAAGATGGGTTGAAAGCCCTGAATCTGGAGCTACAACAGGAGATAGAGTTTGGTTTAATCTAGCTAACTTTGCTAGGTCAATGAATAATAATAGTTTCTTTACCTACTCAACTAAAGTAATGGCAGCTACTGATGATTCTTTTGCTTATATCTTAGGTAGAGCTAAGATGAGAGAAAGAGCATTAAGATCTGCTATGGATGCTCAAGCTAAAGGTGCTTTAACAGCTTATAGTGAAATAACTCCTGATTTAGTTAGAGTATATGAAGAAGACTTCTATAGAGAAATATTTGATAGTCAAGGTAATATAATAGATAAAGCTACTAAGTTTGCTAGACAAGAGGTTACTCTTACTCAGGAACTAAGTGGATTTGTATCTGGATTAAACCAAGTATTCCAAGCTAATCCATGGGCTAAACCTTTCTTCTTATTTGCTAGAACTGGTATCAATGGATTACAACTAACAGCTAAACATACACCTGGCTTTAATTTCATAGTTAAAGAGTTCAATGATATTGCATGGGCTAATCCTAATAATCTAGACGATGTTGCTAGGTATGGGATTACTAATGCAGATGAACTAGCTAATGCTAAGGCATTACAAACTGGTAGATTAGCTATGGGTAGTGCTCTTATATTTATGGCTGGTCAAGCTTGGATGAGAGGAGATTTAACTGGTAGTGGTCCAGTTGATAGACAAAAAAGACAAGCATGGTTAGATGCTGGATATAAACAAGATCAGATTACTGTTGGAGATATTAGCTTTACTCATACAGCTATAGAACCATTCTCATCTATCTTACAAACAGTAGCGAATATTGGTGATGCTAGTCAATTAATGGGTCCAGAATGGACAGAAAAGAATTTACTTAAAGTTAGTTTATTAATAGCTCAAGGTTTAACTAGTAAGTCTTATCTTGCTGGTATGCAACAATTCGTTGATTTAGTCGGAGGTAAGCCTGGACAAGTTAATAGAATAGCTGCTAACTTAGCTAATAATGTTGTACCTTTATCTGGTATCAGAAATGAATTAGGTAAATTATTTACTCCTCATTTAAGAGAATTAAATTCAGGTATATTTGATGCTATAAGAAATAGAAACTTACTTACTGAAAGAATAGCATCTGAGCCATTACCTATTAAATATGATTTATTAAATGGTAAACCTATTAGAGATCATGATCCTATAACTAGAATGTGGAATGCATTATCTCCTGTTAATTTTAACTTCACACATAGTCCTGGTAGAACGTTATTATTTAATAGTGGATATGATTTAAGACAATCTACTTATTATGGTCCTGATGGTACTAACTTAACTGATTCACCAAGAATTAGATCTAAGTTTCAAAAAGCTATAGGTGATCAAAATTTAGAATTACAACTAAATAAGTTATCTAGGAATAAAAAGATCATAGCATCTCTGAAACAAATGCAAAGAGATATTGCATCTGGTCAAAGAGCTGACTTCCAACCTAGAGATTATTATCATAATAAAGTAATAGAAAATTTATTTAGAGATGCGAGAAGACTTGCTTGGGCATCTATAATGAATGAAGTTGATGTTAAAGAAGAGATAGAAACACAAAGGAAACAGAAAGTTAAACGTCAACTTAAGACACAAGAAACTGCAAACATCTTAAACATGTATAAATAACAATGGCAACAGAACAAACAATTACAATTAGTGGGACTCCTACAGTGGTTTCTGGTGTCACTGTTCCCTATACACTATCATCAGATTTAGAGATATACATCGGTAAAGGTTTAGTAGAAAAAGTAGTATTGAATAATGCTGGAGCTGGATATGCTACAGTTTCTAATGCTGCTCTTGAATTTTCAGGAGGTGGTGGTAGTAGTGCTGCTTTAACAGTAGATGTAGCTAATGGTCAAGTATCTTTAGATAACGCTGGAGTACCTACTAATAAGGGTACTGGATACACAACTAGTCCTATAGTAGGATTTGGTAATCTTACAAGTGGTACTGGTGCTTCTGCTACTGCAGAGATATATGCTAAGAAAACATCTGGTACAGACTACACTCTATCTGGTTCTAGTGGTAGTACTACTATTACCTTTACATCTGCTTTAGCTGATGGAGATAAAGTATTAATCAAAAGAGTAACAGATGTCACTACAGCTGCTAATACATTCACTGCTGGTAGTTCTATAACAGCTGCAGATCTAAATAAAAGTTTCAATCAAATAAGATATAAAACTGAAGAGTTACCTAATGTAACAAGTACTGCTTTAACTAATGGAGATAAAGGTGATATAACTGTATCAGGTAGTACTTGGACTATTGATAATAATGCAGTTAATAGTGCTAAATTAGCAAACAATATTGATATAGCTGGTACATTTGATGTAACAGGAGTTACTACTCTTGACAGTACATTAGGAGTTGCTGGCGATTTTAGTGTTAATACTAATAAATTTACAGTTGCAGGTTCAGATGGTGATACTACTATTGCTGGTACATTAGATGTAACTGGAACTTCCAATTTTGGAAAAGTAACAATTGGTGACGCTAAATATACAGATGGTGCCATAAGTGATAATTATCTAGAAGTTGGTACAAGTGGAAATGGATTACGGATATGGACTAATAAAAATGGTTATGAAGGTGGTGGTAATGATGATACTTATATTTCAGAAATAGGTAACGGATCATTAGCAATTGCTACAAATGGTAGTAATTTATATCTACAGAAAAATACATCAGGATCAGAAGCTTTTATAAATTGTATCGCTGATGGGGCAGTTAGAATTTTCTATGATCAGGGTGTTCATACCGATCCTAAATTTGCAACCACTGCTACTGGGGTATCTATTACTGGACAAGTAGATTTAACCACTGATATAAATGTAAATACTGATAAGTTTAATGTTGCTGGTGCTACTGGTAATACAACAATAGCTGGTACATTAACAACAGCAGCTCAGAAAGCAGTAACATTACCTGGTCCAGTGGTATTCGGTCCAGGTTCTGAACTAACTGTTGGTACAGATGAATCTATTACAGTTACAGGTAGTTATCATACACTTGTAACACATGATACTGCAAATAGTGATTTAATTACTATTAACAGTAATCCTGCAGCAGTTAAAGGTCAATTCTTAATATTAGAAGCAGATAGTATTTCTTATACTATAGCTTGTAAGGAAACTGGAAACATGAAAATCCATGCATCGGTACTAAATATAGGTGCTAGTGCTGCTCAAAAAGATATTATATCTTTCATATATGACGGCGAGAAATGGTGTCAAATTGCGTTTAGTCAAGATAACTAATTATGACATACAGAACATACGATGCTGATGGTAATTATGTAGGTTGGCCTGCTAGTGGTTTATCTGAATCAATATCTTACGGTAGATTCTCGACTAGTTTAGACTTTACTGAATCAGAAAAAACTAAACTTTTAGCTAAAACAGATAATATACCAAGTATATTTCCTGAAGGTGGGGATTTTAATAATGGTATAGCAGCATCATCTTTTATAGATGGTGGTAATTTTGATAATGCATCAGCTACAGTAACAGTAGAAGATTCATTTGATGGAGGTAATTTCGATTCTTAATTATGGCAACACCTAGTACACGTACCCCTATAAGATTAGCTAGGGGTACTTATTCAAATTTAAATAATAGCATTGCCGATTTACAAGAAGGTGAAATTGTCTATGCTACAGATCAAAACAATTTATATGTTAAAGAAGGTTCATCTTTAATCTTAGTTACAACTGGATTATTAGATGAAGACAATATGGCAACTAATAGTGCCACACAAGCAGCGAGTCAACAGTCTATTAAAGCATATGTAGATGCTAGTTCTGGTGGTTCTGTTGCTGATGATTCTCTTGCTGAAGTAAAGTTAGATATAAGTAATGCTCCTAGTGATGGTTATTTTTTACAGTATAAAGATAGTACTGATCAATTAACTTGGGCGGTACCAACAGACACTCTACCCTTAACTACTGAACAAGTCCAAGACATTGTAGGAGCAATGTTTACTGGTAACACAGAGACTAATATTGCTGCTACATATGAAGACTCAGACGGTACTATAGATTTAGTAGCTGATAATGATAACACACAATTAACTACTGAACAAGTTCAAGACATTGTAGGAGCAATGGTTGATGGTGGAACTGAAACTAGAATAGGTGTTACATATGATGACACATCAGGGAAACTTGATTTTGTTGTCGATGATCAATCTACTGATGCAACAAAGATGCCTCTTGCAGGCGGAACATTTACTGGTGCAGTTGAATTTGAAGATAAAGTAACTCAAGATGTTACAGCAGTTGGTGCATTAGAAATAGATTGTTCTGCTGGTAATTATTTTACTAAAGCTATATCAGGTAATAGTACTTTTACTTTTGCCAATGTACCTACCAGTGGTAATGTATATGGTATGGTTGTAGAAGTAGATGTGACAGGTTCAAGTACATCAATAACTTGGCCTGCTGCAGTTAAATGGCCTTCAGATACAGCTCCAACGCTAACAGATACTAAGACTCATGTATTCAGTTTTGTCACTGTTGATGCTGGTACTACTTGGCGTGGTTCAAGTGCTGTAGATTATGTAACATAAAGATTATGCTTATATTTCCTACATATCAGACTTTATTAACTAAACCTGCTGCTGCTACTAACCTAATTGATCCTTATTTTGAAGGTAAATTGTATTATTATACTAATAGTTCAGGAGGATGGGGTGCTTTTTGGGAAGAAGACGACGGTGATAAAGTTAGTTTAGAAGTTAATCCTACTGGTATTAGTGCATTTAACGAAAGAACTGTTACAATGCAAGTTAATCAAACAAGTGGTTGGCTTTCTTTTACAATTGATTTAAGTAGTGTTACTAATGTTGGTCGTCTATACTTTTATGGACGTAAAGGTGATGATTTTACAGCTGATATAGCTTTAGATGATCTTAAACTTTATGCAGGTGATGGAACAACTGTAAATTTCGATCCTTCATTATCGTCTGTTAGAAACAATGATTTATGGCAATGTTCTGAAGATTCATATAGTTTTACTAATTATAGTGGTGCAAAAAGTAGTGTACCTGCAGATAGTGCATTTGAAGATTTAATAGTATCAGTTAATAGTCCTATATGGAGATTTGCTAATGCAAATACAGGTGGTAGATCGAGTGGTACTGGACCTGATAATGCCGCTAATAATCAGGATAGTATTCATTTTGTTTATTGGGAATCTAGTGGTGGAAATACTACACATGATAAAGGAGCCTATCTTAGATGGAATAGTAAATATAATTTAACTACAGGAGCTACAGTTTAAACAATACAATATAAATTATGAATTATGCAATTGTTGATGGTTCTACAGTTACTAAAACTGGTTCCATCTATGAATTATTCCCTAATACTTCTTTCTCTAGAGCTGGTGTTTCAGATTCATTTCTCACTAATCACAATGTAGTAGAACTTGTAGAATGGTTAGCTACAACTAAACCTGATCAGAAATTAACTAAGGTTGATGTTTATTTAGATTCAGGTAAAGCTTATTCTGTAAAAGTAGAAACATGTACTGATGAAGAAAAAGCTGCAAATATAGTTAAAGAATGGGCTAGTATTAGAGATGAGAGAGACTCATTAATAAGTCAAACTGATTGGAGAGCTTCTAGTGATTTAACTCTTAGTGATGAGTGGAAAAACTATAGACAAGCATTAAGAGATATTACAACTCAATCTGATCCTTATAACATCACATGGCCTACTCCACCATCCTAACAATTAACAATTATGACATACAGAACATTTGACGGGACATCTCAGGTAGAGACTTTGACTGATGGAAGATACTCATCAGATGGTAGTCAAAC